CCGACAACGCCGATAGGCGCGGCCATTGGCACGCCACGCCGGACAATCCCGGGCCGGATGGGTCCTACGACGTGCCGATATGGGAGGACCAATGACACGGCGTTGGCAACCGGATAACACGTGGCACGACATAGACGGGTTAACGTACGGGATTCGGCCGGGACGATATGGGAACGGCGATTTACGCCTGTTCATATGCACGCGCCGGCCGATTATCCCGACAATGGCGGTTCTCGCGTTCCTTACCGATTATCTATGGGATAACGAGGAACATAACCGCGCGGAGGATTCGGGCGGCAATTTCCTCCGCCAATTCCTAGACGTGGCGTGTTTCGACGGTTACCGGGCCGCGGACGCGTGGGACAAGGCGCGGCGTCGTGACGGGCGGTAAGGCGCCACGGGCCGCGGGTGACCGATTCGAACGCGGCAACATGGAACGCCTACGCGCGGCCGGCTATCTCGTCGTCCGTTCGGCCGGCAGTCACGGGCCGGCCGATTTGGTGGCGCTACGGAGTGACCGTCTGCCGGCCTTAATTCAATGCAAAATCACGGACAACACGACGGCACGGCAGCGAATGGCGTTTTACCGGGCCGCGGAGGACGCCGGCGCCGTGGCGGTTCTCGCCTATCGCACGGCCGGCCGGCGTAGTGGCGTCGGGTTTGTCCGGATCAATCCGGAGGGAGAACGGGTGCCGTGGCCGATATAAGGACCAATTGCGCCAAATGTGGCCGGGAAATGGTCTATGTGGGCGGCAAAAAGGACGCGGACGGCAATTACCGCGTGCCGTATCCCGTCTATTGCCCGAAATGCGAACTAATTAATTCGCTATTGGTCGAAAGGTATTCCCATTATGAACGAAAACCCGAACCGTAGACCCGATATCCCGGCCGGCGTCGTCGTCCAATACCGCCACAAAGACGGGACCGAATGCGAATACCGGCCCTATTGGGTCGGGAACATACGGGACGGACATTGGGAATTCGGATATTGGGTATGGAACGGCCACGGTTGGCGGTATTGCGGAGAACACAATTAACGTGGGTATCTATTGGCTGGCACCCATAGCGGGCGGAGATTGTCACGAATTGTCGCCAACAGCGTTACGAATCCTGTTGAAAATGGCGTTATCGGTACGGGACGAGGACGATTTAGAAAACGGCCAAATAGCCGGCGTGTATTGGGCCGGGTGGAAGTCTCTTACCTACGTATTGGGAGAGGGACAATACGGCCGAAATGACGCGCTACCGGACAATGTTCATAAGCGGATTCAGCGGGCAATAAGGGAACTACGGGAATCGGAGTATCTGTTAGACGTGCCTCCCGCTATCGCCAAACGGCACCCGGGACGCCGTGTATATGGATTGAATACCGATAGACGTATCCACATTCCGAGACAATGACCCTGTGGATACCTGTGGATAAACCCTGTGGAATCTGTGTATAACGGCGCCAACGGAGGGGACATTGCGTGTCCCGCGGAGGGGACACACAGTGTCCGGTCGGAGGGGACATAGCGTGTCCTATCTAGGAAGGAACCTAGGAATAAACAGGAACTAACTACCGGACGTTGGCATAGTCGTCCGGGATAGGCGCGCGGCAACGCCGGCAACGCGGCTATTGACAATTGGGGAGAGGCGGAGAATGGTGGCCGGCGTGTGCGTCTGCCGATATCCCACCCGATAAGCAATCAGGCAGGCGTCTCCACGGGTCCTCGCAAACATGGCGTAAACAGCGCGAATTGTGGCGACAAAGATTACCGTTACCGTGTCCACGTTGTGACCAATTGGTAATGCCGTGGGATATGTGGGACCTAGATCATGTGGATATCCCGGCAGTAATTGCCAGAGATAATGGCAATGTAAAACTAAGGCCGGCACATAGGTCCTGTAATCGTCGGGCCGGAAAAGAATTAGGCTTAGCAATTCGTCGGGCCGGTATTGAATCACTAAAGGCAGGACTAGCCGCCGATAAAGAAAAGAATTCCGATATCCTAAATGGAAATCAGGAATTCAATGTCGATAAAGTTTATCGACCATTTTCTGACGGCGCGCCAACCGGGGAGGACTCCTCGCCTCACCGGAATCCCTCCCCAATCCCCGGCATTAGCGGCAATTCCCTTGGGCAATTCGATAATCTCCCCCAATTACCGCAATTGCCCGGGGAATTGCCGACATTAATTAATGCAATTCCGGAAACCGGCCAATTGATTAGGCCGGAACAGGGGATTTCGACTCCGGCGCCCGATTCTGTGGCGTGGCGTCGGGCGCCGTGGGTCGAATCGTTCCTAGACGTGCCGGTTAACGCGGCGTGGCCGCGTCTCATGTCCCGGCCGCACCCGGCCGCGGTCGGGTCCTACGGGCCGGAGGCGGTCGCGTGGCTAGAGGCGGAGGCCGGAATGACCCTCCGCTATTGGCAGGCGTTGGCGATTACCCGCGCGCTAGAACACGACGACGCCGGCGCGTTGGTATGGCCGGCCGTTGTCCTTTCGACGGCGCGGCAAGTAGGTAAATCCTGGCTTGTCCGCGCCTTGGCGTTGTGGCGGCTATGCCACGGCCATTTGTTCGGGGAACCGCAGACGATTCTCCACACGGGTAAGGACCTGAATATCGCGCGGGAAGTCCATAGGCCGGCGCGGGTGTGGGCGCGGGCGCGCGGGTGGCCGGTTCGGGAGACGAACGGCCAGGAAGAAATAACCCGGCTAGAGGACGAGTCCCGTTGGATTGTCCGCGGGTCCCAATCCGTCTACGGGTATCCGGCGTCCCTGGCTATCGCGGACGAGGCGTGGGCAATGCCGGCCCGGTTGGTAGATGACGGGATAGAACCCGTCATGTTGGAACGCAATTCGCCGCAATTGGTCCTTTTGTCCACGGCGCACACCCGGGCAACGTCTCTCATGTTGGGCCGGCGTATGGCCGCGCTAGAGACGTGGGAGGCGCCGGAGGACACGCTGTTACTTGAATGGTCAGCGCCGGCCGATACTCCGCTAGAGGACCGGGCCGCGTGGCGGCAGGCGTCCCCGTATTGGTCACCCGGCCGGGAACGGTTACTAGAGGCCCGGTACCGGCGCGTCATAGCCGGCGTACATGACCCGGACGACGTGGAGGACAACCCGGAGGCGTCTTTTAGTTCTCAGGTCCTGAACGTGTGGCCGCGGCAGCGGGTGGCCGGCGCCGGTAAGGACGAGGCGTTGGTATCCCGCGATATGTGGGATTTGTGCGCCGATATCACGGTTAGCGCGCCGGCCGGCCCGGTCATTGTGGCGGTAGAGGATTGGTACGGGTTGGGTGCCGCGGCGTGCGTGGCCGCGCGGCTATCGGGTGACCGGGGTTTGATTTGGGGAGACACGTTTAGTGACCGCGCGGAGGCTTTGACGTGGGTGGACGTGGAATTGCATTCGCGGGAGGAACGGGCCGGATCAATTCTGATTGTCGGCGCGTCCCTGAATCCGCCCGCGGTCGCGGAGGCGTTGGGTGTGGAGGCGCACGCCGCGGCAGCGGGACACACCCGGGCCGGGTTGCCGCTGTTGCGCGGGTTAGTGAATAGCCGGCAACTAGTCCACGGCGCGGACAGGACGCTAACGGCGCAAATTACCGGGTGCCGGGTGGCCGCACGTGACGGAGGTTTGGTCCCCGTGCATCGTGGCGTCCGGGCCGATTTGGTACGCGCGGCAGCGTGGGCGGTTATGGCGGCAACCCGGCCCGTGGCCGCGCCTCTACCATTCTTTGTTTATTAGGGGACGAGATATGACGGTTACGAATATGCGGCAGTACCGGACAGATACCCTCCGGGCGCGTTCGGCCGCGCGTTGGGCCGCGTTGGGCGGTAACCGGCTAGGTCCTCCGGACCCGTGGGCCTGGCTAACCGGGGACGCCGTGCCTACCGCGCCGGCGCCGGCTACCGAACGGGCCGCGTTGGGTTATCCGCCTTTCGGGCGCGGCGTCGCGCTAATCGCCTCCGCTATCGCCACGACACGCTGGCTAGCGGAGAGATATGACGCGGAAATCGGCGTCCACGTGGCATTGCCGGACCAACCTAGCGTCATTAGTGACCCGTACCCGGACGTAACGCCGTGGGCCTATCGTTGGGCCGCGGTAGAGGACGGCATTTTATACGGTAATCATTTCGCGCTATATGGCGATATGGACTACCGGACACGCCGGCCCGGTTGGGTGCTGCCGCTGCCGGCCGACGAGGTTTGGGTATTACAGGACCCGGCTAACGGCAATTGGACGTGGGTGATCGGCGGAGACGAAATCTCCCGCGGCGATATGTTGCATATCCCATTTGGTAATCGTTCGGGTGAGATATTGGGCCGCGGCGTGTTGTGGCAATACGCCGAATGGCTAGGGTCGGCGTTGGCCGCGGAGGAATACTCCGGGATTTACTTTGCCGGAGGGACCCTGCCGCCTGCCGTGTTGCAATCGCCCAATTTGGTCACGCCGGAACAGGCTAAGGACCTCAAAGAATCATGGCGGGAAATGACCAACACGCGGGAACCCGTCGTGTTGCCTACCGGCTACGTGTTAACGCCGGTTGTCTCTAACGCCGAACAATCCCAATTGGTCGAGACGCGCCAATGGACGGCCGAAATGGTCGGAATGATGTTGGGTATTCCGGCGTGGAAATTCTCGCTACCCGGCCCGACAATGACGTACCAAAACGTAGAAACCGCGGATATTGATTTTATCCGGGACGGCGTGGATAGGTACTCCGCGCCGATTGCCGCGGCGTTTACGAAGTATCTAATGCCGGCTGGCACACAGGTTCGGTTTGATTGGACTAGCCGGCAGCGGACCGACGCCACGACGACGGCGAACACGCTAACGGCGTACGTGTCGGCCGGGATTCTGACAAAGGACGAGGCGCGCGCCGTCCTAGGCCGGCCACCTATGGCCGCGGGAGACGTGTCAGAGGCGGATACGGGCGCCTCTGACGGCACGGCAGAGGACGCGCCGGCAGACGTGCCACC